CTATTAGATGGGATCGCAAACTTGCTGCGGGGTGGAGCAGCCTGGTAGCTCGTCGGGCTCATAACCCGAAGGTCAGAGGTTCAAATCCTCTCCCCGCTACCAAATAAAATCAAGGGGTTACGGTGAAAATCGTAACCCCTTTGATTTTTCTATAAATTTGGTCCCACCAATAGTCCCACCAGCTCATAAAACCATCATAGGCACAGTTCCAAAACCATGAAACCATGGTGGGACTCGTGGTGGGACCAGAACAAGCCCTCCCATCTTCTGTTCTTCGTTCTGGAAAGATCAACAGGGTGATGCTAAGATAGATTTGAACCCGTGCCGGTTGATTCCTGATGGCTGCTCCTACCAAAAACCAGCAATGGAAAAAGTTTCGGGAGGAAGTTTTTGAACTTGATGGAGGAGTCTGCATCCGTTGTGGTCGCAACCTGAATGATGAAAAGATCTTCCATGTTCACCACAAAGAATATATTCAGGGGCGTCTGCCTTGGGATTATCCATACAATCTTTGCGAAACCCTTTGCAGGGGCTGCCATGCTTCGGCGCATGGGATAATACCTCCCAAGACCGGGTGGGAATTTTTGGATGAAGAGGATTTGGGCGATTTATGCGGGACTTGCGATTATTGCGGGAATGATATTCGATATGTTTTTTATATTTTTCACCCGGATTGGGAAACGTTGGGGGTCGGCACTAACTGTTGCGATAATTTAACCGGAACCGAGACAGCTTCAGCTCATGCGAGATTGGCCAGTCGCCGGGCTCGCTTTGTAAAGTCTAAACGTTGGAAAGAAAGCAACGGCATTTTCTCGATCCTACAGAAGCAAATAGAAGTTCAAATCCACTTTACCCCGCAAGGCTTCAGAATTTGCATGAATGAACACAAAGGCAAAATATTTTTCCCAACTGTAGAAGATGCCAAGAAAGCCGCTTTTAATGTCATTGAAAATGGAAAGGCTGAAAAGTATCTCAACAAGAAGAGAGCAACTGCGAAAGCGTTAAGATAGTTTTGAACCCACTCAAACAGGGGGAACCATGAAACGGCGAGCACTGGTTTTCATGCTTTGCGTTTTCATTCTCCTCCCCGCCCTTTGTTCCGCCGGGGACAAAGGGTCTGTTACGATCAAACCTGATCCGGTTATCCCTGGAAATTATCGCGTCTATGACAGCAAGGGGCAGCTCAAGGAGACTTGGAAAGCTGATCCCTTGATCCCTGGTCAGTATCGGATTGAAGATCGGAAAGGGAAGCCCGCCGGATTTATCAAACCTGATCCCCTGGTCCCTGGTGGGTATCGAGGGACACCCGCACTTAAAAAGTAGGCGGGTCAGAGTCTTACGCTTTGAGTTTCCAGCCTGTACCCTCAAGAAAACAAAAAGCCCGGAAGCGAGTCCGGGCTTTCTTATATAAATAGTTGTATGAGAACTACAGGTGACGGTAAAATTCTTTTTTTGAAAGGCCCGTTTGCTCTATCATCTTTTTGAGCAAGTAGGGGCCGTATTTTTCCTTTCTGCTCTTAAGGTGATCCACCGTGACGATTCGTCTTTGCCCCTTTGTGTATCCTTCCCATTGTGTGTGGCTAGTTCCCCCCTGCCTCTTGATTTGAAATTCCAGGGCCTTCAAAATGGATTCAACCTGGCCTTGGTCAAGAGCAGGAAAGTGGCCGCCCATCAGCAACAGCTTTTGGACAAATGGAACGGGATGCTTTCCTTAAAAATAATGTTACGTGGAAACTGCTTTATGCCAATCAATAGTTTGATAATATAGTAGGTGATCCAATCACGCATAGGCGCTCGTCTGGAAAGCAACTCGGGTACTGATCCCCGGTCCTCTGTATCGAGAACAGAATCAAGGTAGCTTACGATGATGTCTTTCAGTTTGTGCTTGAGAACCTCCGGAGACTCCGCCTCGGCGGCAAGGTTAAATTCCAAACAAACACCGTACCACCGCCCCTCTTTCGTCGGATGCCCATAGCATCTCAACACAAGTGCGCTTGGTGATAGGCTCGCCATGGATTGCCTCCCCTTTTTTGGATACGCCCCGTTTTTAAAAATCACACGCTTCTTGATCTATATTGGCGGGTTGGTGGGAAACTTGAATTAAAAACAGCTTTCGGCCCTTCCAAATCATATCAAGTTTAATTTGTCAACTTGTTTTTGTAAGCCGACAAAAATATAATGCAAAAATTACGCCATGATACGGTATTTCCATAACCGTTTGTTTTCCTATCACTTTGATTATAATGCGATAATTAACAAATTCAATCCACGGCAAAAATTTTGACACTTTTATCGAAAATTTTCCACAAGCACAAAAACTCCAACGCCCGGCTTGGGCTATCCCTCCTTCTGATCACCCTTCGATCTCTCGTGCTTTTCCCGGCGTTTTTCCCGCTGTTCGTCAAGCCGCTTCTTCGCAGCCGCCGACTCCTCGGGGGTGGCGTCAATCAACCGGATTTCCCCCGCCCGCAGTTGATCGGAAACCCGGATAATCAGTTGACGGACAACTGAGCTTCCTTTCAAGCCTTCCATTTCCGCAATCTCGGACGGCATGATTCCGAAGAGCTTATTCAACAGGAACCACTTCTGACCCTTGGAGATTTTCCCGCTCCGCTCCTCAATCTGCTTTCGGTATCTGGAAAGGTCAACCGGCTTTTCGCTATCCATGGCCTTAAGGATTTCGAGAAGCCGCTTGATCGCGTTGTGATAGGTCTTCCGGGCATTGTCTTTGCTCATATCGTACTTGACCGCAAGGTCGGAATAGGAAGCCCCATGAAAAAAGTGGTCAATGAAAATTCCGGTCTGCTTCAGGTTCGAGGTGAACCCCGCAAAGGGGTTTTCATTCTCCGTGCTGAATGCCTTGGGATACTCGGAAGCCGTCTTGCCGTCATCCTGGGGAAGATCGGATTCCACCACCTCCCTTGACCGGGAAAATAAAATGGTGGTGGTCTGCCCGGTTTCCGGGTCCGTGCAGCTCTTTTCAAAAACGGCGAGATTATCCCGCCGAAGGTATTCCGCCACTGGATAGCAGGGAACCCGGCAGGTGGAGAAATGATTGCAGCGGGGGCAGACCTCGTGCGCCATGGCCATTTGTTCGAGGGTCTCAGACATTTTACCTGAACCTTTTGACAGAGGGTACGGAAAGATAATGCCGCAAAATTGCCAAAGCCCTTTCCGAGTATCGTTCCGTTTTCTTTCGCTCCGGGAACTTGGCGGACAGAAGCCCGCCTAAGCTCACGCTCTCAGCCTGCTGGCCGTCCAGGTCGCGGACCAGCTCATAAAGGGCTTGCTCGCATTGAGCTTGCCCCAAGGCTTTCAATAGCGCGGCTTGGCGGTCGGTGATTTCCAGGTCCGTTAGATCGAGGGTCAGCTCGGAGAGTGACCGGAAGGCCGTCCGAAGCGCTGCTTCCTGATCCAGGGAATCAAGCCTCAACCAGTGGTCGGCGTTGAGTCGGCCTTCAAAATACGTTTCGGCGTCTTCGAGGCTGACCCAGCTTTCATAATCCTCATCGGGATAGACAATAAGGCCCTCGGACTCTTCAACCTCGTCGTCATAATAAATGGTGGTGGTCGTCGTTGCCATTTTAGGTTAGCTCCTCAAGTTCCTTGATCGTTCTGAGCTTGCCCCCGTAATAGAGGGAGTTCATTTCCAGCTTTCCCGATTTGACCAGCTCGAAGCGGGTTTTCCCAAGAGCTTCACGGGCGAAGGCCACGTCCTTGGGGTCTTTCGAGTTCACCATGGATTGCATCCAAGAATTGTATGAGGTCTTCCAGGGGACAAGCTCAGTCTCGAAGCCCTCATAAGTGGTGCTTGTTGTGCCGTCCTTGTGGTGAATCGTCCGGGGCTTGGTGTCTTTGCGGGTGACCCGTTTTGCCTTCTCAAGCCCGTAGATGTCCATGGACTTGAAGACGGGGAACAGCCGACAACGGCAATTTGCGTGAAGGGGTGGCTTCTGAGCCTGGGCTTCTTTGATGTCGAAGACCTGAAGGTCAAGCCCCCGGCATAAGGGGCAAGTACGCCTATCCAATTCTGCAACGAACATGACCTTCGGTATTCGCTCAGCGTTTTCGCGGTAATATTCCAGCTCCGCATAATTGACGGCTTCCTGAAGAGCGGTATTAAGCAGCGTTGAAGCGGAATGCCTGCTCACGTTTAGGGCCTCCTGAATCCGTTTCGCCGTCTTGGTGGGGGATTCATGCAGAACAAGAGATCGGCGGGACTCGGAGATCACCCGGTCAACCGTGTTCTGCTCAAGTTTGCTGAGGTACGTATGGAAGAAGCTTCCTTCTATCTGCGAAGACTCGAACCACGCCACCACTTCCTTTTTGGAGAGCTTGGGAACGCTCATTCCCATGGTGAAGGAGACCGGCAGGGATTCAATAACAATCTTGTTAATCAAACCCGGCATCGCCTGGGCGAGTTGCACCACTCGGGTTTTGATTCCCTCTCCGATGTCCTTATAAATTTCGTTCAATAACTTTTGCAGCTCTTCCCGCTGCTTTTCGAGATACGCCTTCCGGCGAAGGTGGGAAAGGGTCTCCTCCGCTTTGGCGGATAGCAGGAGAAGCTTTCCCTCCACTTCTTCGAGAGCCCCCTCAAGGGTCTTGGTCAGCTCGTCCTTGAACTGGTTGACGAGTCCCTCAACCCGGTGGGTCAATTTCATTTGCTCGTTGAAAATGTCCGTCATGGCGTCTTGGGTCTTATGGGAGACCTCCCCGTCGCCCCGGCGGTAACGGAGCCGAAACCCGCCATGGCGGGAGGGCGGAAGGAGAGGTCTCCCACTGGTTCACGGGTTAAGCGGTCGTGGTCGTGGTCGTTGACCCGTAGGGGTTTTCAATGTAGCGCAATCGCGCCGCCGCTCTTGGGTGCATGACACACATTCCAACTACCCATTCGATAAGGGTCTGCCAAAACACCCCGACTAGGCCAAGGTCTTCGACCTCGATTCCGCCGGATTGAATGCCGGAAACGTACTCGCCCACGCCGAAGCGAACCGCATAGATCGAACAGGTATCGCTTTCATCGAAACCCAAGATCGGGTTTCCATCCGGTCCCTCTTCGATCACGCCGATGGGAATTCCGGCGTAAGCGTTGAGCCGCTGGCCGAAAGCGCCGTTGACGGTCTCGATGGCCTGCCCCGCAGACCTCACCCAGCTATTAAGATATCTGCGGCACTCCTTGTTCATGAAGAGCATGTCCGGGGAGCCGACAACGGCGTCAATCAGCTCATCGACTGCCGCAAGGAAGTTGCTCCCGGTGTAGTCGATCACCTGGGCACCCGTAAGGCGGTTTTCGAGTCCGTCGAACTCGGTCGGGGTTCCGTCGTGATCCCCCTTGAAGAAAGCTCGGGTGAATTCGAGAGCCGCCGCTTTCGCTTTCATGGCGTCATGGATTGCGCGGATGTTGTTGACGTTGCCCTGCATCTTCACAAGGGCTCGGTCAACCTGGGTGATTCCGCCCAACACCATGAGCGATTCCACTTCCTGATTGACAACCCCGGTGTCCGGGGTCGGGGTGGAGTTGATCGCCCGGAAGCCGATCCCCGGAAGGGTCTGCTCCTGATTGTAAACGAGCGCCTGCCCCGCAATGTTCATGAAGGGCATGACTTGCAGGACGGGAGAGGTTCGGGCAAAAACTTCAATGACCCCGCGTTTCAATTCGTTTTGGGTCAGCTTCGCAGCTTCCGCTAAAGTGAGATACTCAGCCATGGTTCATTTCTCCTTTTACTTCTTGCCGTAGCCCATGGACATTATGCTTTGAGGGCTTAGGCCGGTTAGGTCTTGGGTTTGTTTGCTGTTTGGCCGCTTGCCCCCGTCCGGGCTCTCGGGTGCCTTCACGGTGAAGAGCCCCTTTGCGTTCGCCGCTCGTATCCATTTGATAAGGGCAGCGGGCGGAAGATCGGGAATCAGATCCCGGTGGGACTCGGGCACCTCTTCCTTGAGGGAGTCGGCCACGCTTTGCAATTCGGCTTCAGCCGCCTTGCGTTTCTCATTCACTTCCGAAAATCGGGCATAAGGGACCGTCCGGTCCTTCTGATGTTCGCCTTTGTCGCCGGCTGAGCGGTCTTGCTGGTCTTGGGTCTGGTCGTTCTGATTTTGGTCTGTCATCGGTTCCCCCTTTTTTACGTCTTGGTCAGACGGATTATGAATTGAGCGCTTGCGTTTCCTCTTTCAGTCGAATGAGGTGGGAAAGGGCATCTTCTCGGGTGGTAATGTCCGGGTTCAACTCCATGGCAATATCAACGGGAGAGATCACCCCCATTGCTAATTGCATGTCCCACGCTTCCGCCTGCTCCTTGGGGGAAGCCGCCGGGCGTGGATCGCTGAAATCAATGGCCAGGGTGCAGGAGTCGGAAAGCTTCTTGGTGGGGTTGTGGGTATTCCACACAACCCGCATGAGCTGGAAGAGCTGCTTCTCGTAGTTCCGCCATAGGGGCAAATCGTCTTGACGGGATTCAGACATCTCCAGCATGTCAACTTGCTTCGCCACTCCCGATTGACGGTCAGAAAGATCGGTGGACATGCCAGCGGCGGCGCCAAAATGCATCAAAATCGCCGGGATAAAAATGCATGGTTTTTTTGATATGACCGGGGGAACCTCCGGGGGTACTGGCGCATGCCGCCGGAGGTTTTTGGCAGGCGCATTTC